ACGCAAAAAGATTCAAGTAAGTCAATTACTAAATGTTTTGCAAAATCATGCACTTGGTGAAACTGAGGAGTTAAGTCCTACAAGGATGAAGGCTATTGAGATACTATTGCGTAAATCAATGCCTGATATGGCTTCAGTAACCATAAGTGGCGACTCAGACCAACCACTTCAGCACATCGTTACATGGGCGAAGTAATCGAAATTCCCTATAAGCCAAGGGAACACCAACTAAAGGTTCACGAGTTACTGGAAGGCAAACGCTTTGCAGTAGTAGTTGCACATCGAAGGTTTGGTAAGACTGTTGCAGCACTTAACCACTTAATCCGTGAGGCGGTGCTAAACGAGAAAGAAACACCCAGATACGCTTACATTGCGCCTACCTATGGACAAGCAAAGCGTGTAGCTTGGGACTATCTCGTTAAATACACTACTCCGCTAGGCGGTACTAACAACATCTCAGAGTTACGAGTTGACTTCTGGGGTAGGCGTATTCAGCTATATGGCTCAGACAACCCTGATTCCCTGCGAGGCCAATACTTTGATGGGGTAATCATTGATGAGGTGGGTGACCAGAATCCTAAGATATGGACAGACATCGTTAGACCAGCCCTGACAGACCGCAAGGGGTGGTGTCTCTTTATTGGTACGCCAAAGGGACACAACCACTTCAAAGAACTGCGAGACAGGGCTGAGAAAGAGGATGGGTGGGGCTTACTAGAGTTCAAAGCCTCAGAGACAGGGGTAGTTGACGATGTAGAACTAAAGCAAGCCAAGAATGAGATGGGTGAGGATAAGTACCGCCAAGAGTTTGAATGTAGCTTTGATGCTGCTGTAGAAGGCTCTTACTATGGAACTATCCTGAATGACTTAGAAAGCAAGAAGCATATGCAAGAGATTCCTAGAGAGGAATTGAGCAGAACTTTTACTGCTTGGGACTTGGGAATGGGTGACTCTACGTCTATCTGGGTGGCTCAACTGGTGGGTACTGAGGTGCGACTAATTGACTACTACGAGAATCATGGCGTAGGACTAGACCACTACGTTAAGTGGATTAAGGATAACGACTACCTCAAAGCAGAGCATATCCTTCCGCATGACGTAAGGGTCAGAGAACTAGGCACAGGTAAAAGCCGACTTGAAATGCTTGAGGATGCTGGACTAGAGGTCAAGATAGCCTCAAGGATGGGACTAGATGATGGCATCCAAGCAGTCCGTAGGTTGTTGCCAAGGTGTTGGTTTAACGTGCCTAAAGTGCAGACGGGGCTGAACTGCCTAAGAAACTACCGCAGAGATTACGATGAGAAGCGTAAGATTTTCTATGAGCGTCCATTGCATGATTGGTCATCACATGGCTCGGACTCATTCCGTTACTTAGCACTAGGATTGGATGAAGGACATTCAACGTGGTCTAAGCCTATTAACCAAACCCAGAAGTGGATTGTCTAATGTATGTACAAATGCAGGGTGTAAATTTAGCACCTAAAGTAAAAGAACTTGAAAAACGTATCGAAATGCTCGAAAATGTGGTAAATGAGTTAAAATTGGACAAACCCCGAATGGGTCGCCCTCCAAAGGACAAACATGGAACAGAACGAACTGAAGTCAATACTACAGGCAGAGATTGATGACGCTATTGGCTTTATTGAAAGCGAAACTGTTGAACAGCGCAAACAGGCTTTGGAGGCTTATCTCAGGCAGCCATATGGGACAGAAATTGAGGGTAAGTCTCAAATCGTTACTGGAGAAGTAGCCGAAGCAATTGATGGTGCGCTGCCTAGCTTAGTCCGTATCTTCACAGGCTCAGACAATATCGTAGTCTTTGAGCCACAAGGCCCAAGGGATGAAGCCTCTGCCAAGCAAGCTACAGACTACTGCAATTGGGTCTTTAATCGTGATAACGAAGGTGTTTCTATCCTCCATGATTGGTTTAAGGATGCTCTCTTACAAAAGAACGGCATCTTAAAAGCGTATTGGGAAGACAAAGAAGACATTACCAAAGAGCGTTACTTTGACTTGTCTAACGATGAGTTGGCCATGCTAATGAGCGATGAGAGTATGGAGATTGTCGAGCAAGATACGACAGAGTTCCCGATATTTGACCCGATGGGACAGCCAGTTATTGACCAGATGGGTATGCCTGTGATGGGTGCTACACATAACGTAGTTGTCCAACAAAAGAAAAAGTCAGGCAAGGTAACGATTGAGAACGTACCTCCAGAGGAGTTCTTGATAAGCAAGAAGGCTAGAACTATTGCTGACTCTCCTTTCGTAGCCCACAGACAGATGTTGACTCGTAGCACATTGGTTTCTATGGGGTTCAACAAGAAGCAGATTGAAGGCTTGCAGATGGGTGATGCTTTGGCATACACACCAGAGCGTGTGGCTCGTTTCTCTGCTGGTGAGCAACCTTACCAAACCCAGACCGATGACCCTTCAATGCAAGAGATTGAGGTCTTTGAGTGCTACGTTAAGACTGACTTAGATGGCAAGGGCATAGCTTCATTGGTTCAAGTGTTCTACGCTTCTAACGAGATTCTTGAGGACGAGAAGGGCAAGGAGATGATTGAGGAGGTGGACTATGTTCCCTTCCACTCTATCTGTCCTATTCCTATCCCACATAAATTTTTTGGTAACTCACTTGCTGACAGAACAGTTGACCTACAGTTAATCAAGACCACTATTACTCGTCAGATGTTGGATAACTTATACCTGACAAACAATGCTCGTGTGGTGGCTGTTGAGGGTCAGGTAAACCTTGATGACTTGCTTACATCTACAGCAGGTGGTGTTATTCGTGCCAAGTCTCCTAATGCTGTTCAACAGTTGGTTGTTCAGAACGTGGCTTCTCAGGCTTTCCCGATGCTTCAATACTTGGACACAATCCAGTCTAAGCGTACAGGCGTGTCTGATGCCTCACAAGGGTTAGACCCTTCTGTCTTACAGAATGTCACAGCAGCAGCAGTAGCTTCTATGCAACAAGCTGGCGCAGGTAAGATTGAACTGATGGCTCGAATCTTTGCAGAAACGGGAGTAAAGTCATTATTCAAGGGAATTTTGCATCTTTTGTGCAAATATCAGGACAAGGCTCGTTTGGTTCGTATGCGTGGCGAGTTTGTAGAGTTTGACCCTAGAACGTGGGCTAACCAATACGATGTGTCTATCAACGTAGGTTTGGGTGCTGGTAATCGTCAAGAGCAGATGGCCATGCTGTCTATGGTTCTTGCTAAACAAGAGCAGTTGATTGGTCAGTACGGCCCTGCTAACCCTTACGTTTCACCTGCTCAGTATCGTGGTACTTTGGGACGCATGGTAGAGATTGCTGGGTTTAAAGATAGTGCTGAGTTCTACAAAGCTATTACCCCAGAGCAAGACCAGATGCTCTCTAATCCTCCTCCACAAGAGCAACAGATGCCTCCAGAGGTACAGGCATTGATGGCCAGAACACAGGCTGAGATACAAGCTAACCAAGCTAAAGCACAGGCTGACATTCAATTGCAACAACAACAGATGCAGATTGACATGGAGATGGCTCAACAAAAGGCTGCTCTTGAGATGCAAATGTTGCGTGAGAAGGAAGCCGCCAAGTTGCAATTAGAGCGTGAGAAACAACAGGCTTACTTTGCTATGAAGCAACAAGAGTTTGAAGCAGAAGCACAATTGAAAGCAATGAAGATTGGTGCTGGCATTACATCTAACGTAGAAATCAGAGGCTAATCATGGAAGTCACTAACGAACAAATCTTTGATTTTTTAGTTAATAATCCAAACATTAGCGATGCCGACCTTGCTGCGGTTATGGATGCCTTTGGAGTAAGCCCACAACAGGTTGCACAAGCTACTGGTACAAGCGAGGCAGAGGCTCAACAAAGATACGAGGCAGTTACTGCGCCTCCTCCTCCCCCGCCTCCTCCTGTTTACGAGCCTGTTTATCAGCCCGTTTATGAAGAACCTGTTTACCAACCTGCTGTAATACCAACTGCTCGTGGTACTGTTATTGAGGGTGACAACATTGAGGCTCAGATTGCAGGTGTTCCTCAAGTAGTTTATGAAACACGAGTTGACCCAAACAACACAGCCAATTGGGAAACATACAATCCTCAAACTGGTGAAGTAATTAACAAGGGTACATTTGCAGGTGGTGGTGACCAAGGCTTGTTGGCTGCTGCCGCCCCTGTTCTTGCTTTGGCTGGCTCAACAGTTGGATTGCCATTTATTTCTAGCTTGATTGGTGGTGCAACAGGCTTAACTGGAGCGCAATTAGCTGCGGCAACTGGTGCAACTATCGGTGGTGGTAGCCAACTGGTTACAGGTAACAGCGCAGAAGATATAGCAAGAGCCGCAATACTTGGTGGTGCTGGTGGTTATCTCAGCAATACTTTAGGCGGTGCAACTGACTTAGCAAATGCTAATGTTCAAGAATTAAATGCCGCTTCAGACTTGGCATCTAACATGGCAGACCAAGGTATGTCATTGGGTCAAATCAATGAGACACTACAGTCTGTTGGTTATCAGTCTGATGTTATTACATCTGCATTAGAAGATGCTGCAAACATCATCTCTACTCAGTCAACTGTTAGTCAAGTAAGCACCCCAATTGACCAAGTAACAACACCAGTATCAGATACTGTCACTATTACTGGTAATGCTCCTGTTAACTTGAGTAACGTGATTAGCACGATTGGCTCAACGATTCCAGATAACAATACTGTTGAGATTGTTGATAAAACAGACAAAACTCAGCAACCTGTTATTGACACTTCTGCTTTAACAAACACAACTACTAATGTAACTACACCTACAAATTTAGATACTGTTGAAGTTGTTGGTAATAACCCTAATACTTTGGACTTGAATTCCGTTATCAATCTAATTAACTCTGGTAACTTAGACACAACTAACTTGGTTAGCAATGTTGCAGATACAACCAAAGTAACAGATACAACTACAGACACAACTAAGAAAGACGATAAGTTAACCACAAGTGATGTGATTCGTTTGGTTGGTGCTGGTTCAACTTTGCTTGCTGCGGACGCTGCTACACAAGGAACGGACGCAGGAGGGCAGTTTCCGATTATTCCTATTCCAGCAGATTGGAAGGGTCAGCCTCCAACAGTAGTAGCACCAAGACCTAGACTTCAGCCTGTTGACTTTGGAGGCCGTAACTTGCTTCAGGGTACACAATGGGAGAAGTTCTTGTCTCCTACCTATGGCCAAGTACCCGCACCAGTTCAGTATTCTCAGCCATCGAACATGAGTTACAACGACTTGATGAGCATATTGGGTAGCAAGCAAGGCTATCCATCGTCAGGAAACCTAAGTATTAACGACATTATTTCTGGGATACAGAATCAGTATGGACAAACACCTACTCGCACAATGGGCTAAAAACCTATTAAATGATGACTTTTTCAAAGAAGTCATAGATAACTTGAAAAAAGAACAGATTAGTGTGATAATTAACACAAGTGCAGAAGAATCTGATAGGCGTGAAGACGCTTATAGGCACATCAAGTCTATTGAGTTGATTACAGGACACCTAGAAGGCTTGGCCTCGGAGACTGTAATTAGGGATAAGAAATGGCGAATTCTGTAGCCTAAAAGCTACCCTCCGTCCAGAAGGTTTCTGGTGATTATTGAGATGACAAATGGAAAACACCAACCCACAAGGGAGTGAAAACCTAAATGTAAACCAAGCCGCTTCAGCGTTTGAAAGTTTAATGGGTGATTCTGAGGAAGCCGAACAAGGCCAATCTGAGGAGCAACCAGAGGAACTTCAAGAGACTGATGAAGTTGAGTATGAGGATGAGCCAAAGCCTAGATATAAAGTCAAGGCATCTGGTGAGGAAGTCGAAGTAGAACTAGACGAACTTATCAAGGGTTATCAACAAGGTACGGACTACACTAAAAAGTCTCAGGCTCTAGCTGAGCAACGTAAGGCTGTTGAGGCTGAACGTGGCCATTTAGAGCAGGTTAAACAAGAGCGACAGGCATATGCCCAGAAGTTGCAAGCGTTGGATAGCTTCCTTACGCAGCAAAATCGGGGTGTGGACTTAGATGTTCTAAAGGAAACAGACCCTATCGGTTATGCGGTAGCGGTAGCTGAGCAGAGTCAGCGTGAGAAGCAGTTAGCAGTAGTCAGGAATGAACAGCAACGCATTGCCCAACAGCAACAAGCCGAGCAACAAGCCACACTGCAAAACCATCTCCGTCAAGAATCTGAGAAGCTAGTAAGTCTGATTCCTGAGTTAGCTACACCACAGGGTGATGCGGTTCGGAAACAAATCCGTGACTATGCGAAATCTGTTGGGTGGACTGACCAAGAACTCAGTTCCGTGTATGACAGTCGTGCTGTGAATACATTGTATAAGGCAATGAAGTATGAGCAACTTCAAAAGAGTAAGCCAGAGTTAAACAAGAAACTCCAGTCTGCTCCCAAGATGATGCGTTCTGGTACTTCTGCGCCTCCTACTAGGTCTGCACAAGACAAACAGGTTATGCAGAGGTTGCGTGAAACTGGAAAAGTTACTGACGCTGCCAAAGCATTTGAACGATTCTTTTAAATTTTGGAGTATTAAATTATGGCTACCTATCAAACATATACCGCAATCGGTATGCGTGAAGACCTCTCTGACGTTATCTATAACATCAGCCCTACAGACACACCTTTCATGTCTACCATTGGTAAGGCAAAGGCTACTGCTGTTTATCACGAGTGGCAGACAGACAGCTTGGCTGCTGCTGGCTTGAACGTGGCAGTTGAGGGTGCTACTGCATCTGACGCTACTATGTCTCCTACGACTCGTGTTGGCAATCGTTGCCAGATTTCACAGAAGACAATTAAGATTTCAAACACCTTGCAAGCTGTGGACAAAGCTGGTCGTAAGTCTGAAAAGGCTTATCAGTTGGCTAAAGCCTCTGCTGAAATCAAGCGTGATATGGAATTGACATTGCTCAGCAACCAAATTGCTACCAATGGTGATTCTTCTACTGCTCGTGCTTTGGGTGGTTTGCAAGCATGGTTGTCTACAACCTACTCTGGTGGCACTTCTGGTGTTGCTGGTTCTGGTGGTACAACTGCTCGTACAAACGGCACAAACCGCACTTTCACAGAAGCCTTTTTGCAGACTGCTGTCCGTGGTGTTTACACCGCAGGTGGCAATCCTAAAATCTTGATGGTTACTCCTGCCCACAAGCAAACAGTATCTGCTTTTGCTGGTATTGCTGCTCAGCGTTACATGGCCCCTACAAATGCGCCTACAACCATCATTGGGGCCGCAGACGTATACCTGTCAGATTTCGGCACTCTGAGCGTTGTTCCCTCACGTTTCATGAACAGCACTAACTCTGCTGATGATGTTGCGTTTGTGCTTGACCCTGAGATGGCAGCAGTTGCTTACTTGCGTCCTTTCCAGACCAACGAGTTGGCTGTAACTGGCGACAACGAGTCTACACAGTTGCTGGCTGAGTTCACATTGGAAGTTAAAAACCAAGCTGCTCACGGCATCATTGCTGACTTGACATAACACTCAAGTGATTCCAAAAATGCCTCAGACTAATCCTCTGGGGCATTTCTTTTTCTAGCAAAACTGATAGAATTAGACTATGCAAAACCCTGTCAAATTTAGAGATTCTGTAGTCCATTCTGATGGCGATGGCGGCATCGTTATTGAGACTCGTCAAGATGTAACGGGCATCATTGAGCAGAACAAAAAAGAATACAACTCTTTTGATGAGAAGGCCAAATGGTCAGATGAATTGTTTGGCAATAAAGTAGCCTCTATTCCAATGACTGTGATTGATGACTTAAATCACAAGGGCATTATGCGTGGCTTTGCTGTGCTTGATGAGAAACGCTTTAAGGCTTGGCTGAATGAGCGTGATAACAGAGTTTTTAGAACTCGGACAGGTGTCGTATGAGTTACACAACTTACACAGCGTTAAAGGCTTCTGTTGCTGCTTATTTAGCACGAACAGACCTAACTGACCAGATACCAGACTTCATTACATTTGCTGAGAATCGACTCCGTAGAGAGTTGCGTATCCGTCAGATGCTGAAGACAGTAACAGCGACTACGACAGCAGCAGATGGCACAGTAGGTTTACCAACAGATTTCTTGGAGGTAAGAGACTTTGTGGTGAATGGTAATCCTGTTCAGCCATTGAACTACTCTAGCCCATCTGCGTTTTCTCGTAACTCAAGAAGCACAGACCAAGGTAAACCACTTGATTACACAGTCCTTGCGTCCGAGTTCCAGTTAGCCCCACAGCCAGATGCTGTTTACACATTGAAGTTGCTTTACTTTGCTGCTCCCGAGTACCTGAGTTCTAGTGTTGCTACTAACGTGTTCTTGGCTAACTGTCCTGATGCTTTGCTTTACGCTTCTTTGATTGAAGCAGAGCCGTATTTAATGAACGATGCTCGTATTAACACATGGGGAACTATGTACGACAGAGCAATCTCTACACTAACTAGGTCTGATGAACAGGGTCAGTATTCTGGTGTTCCTTTGGCTATGCGTAACATATCGAGGTAAATCATGGCAGCAATGAGCAACTATTTAGAGAACGCTGTAATTAACGCAGTTCTCCGTAACACAAGTTACACAAGCCCTGCGACTGTTTATGTTGCTTTGTTTACAACTGACCCAACAGATGCGGGTAGCGGAACTGAGTGTACTGGTAGCGGATACACCCGTAAGGCTATGACATTTGGTGCGCCTTCCAATGGTGTATCTACCAACAGCGCAGCAGTAGAGTTTGACCAAGCTACAGGCTCTTGGGGAACGATTACGCACATGGGTCTATACGATGCCTCAACCAGTGGTAATTTATTGTTCCACGGGGCTTTAACAGCCTCTAAAGTGATTGATGCTGGCGATGTATTCAAGTTTGCATCTACAGCCTTGGCGGTGACTCTTGCATGAGTACCTTAGTCACTCGTGCTGGGAAGGGTTCACCTCTTACACATAATGAGGTTGACACTAACTTTACCAATCTGAATACGGATAAGGTAGAGAAGACTTCTGCTGCCATCACAGGCGGCACGATTGACAACACAGTCATAGGAGGCACAACCCCTGCGGCTGGTACGTTTACTACGTTAGGTTCAACTACTGTTACCAATATTCAGTCAAACACTTATATTGGTTCTGGCTTCACTTATGACCCTGTTGCTTCTAGTGCGGCGGCTTACGGGCGTATTCAACTTTACAGCACAAGCACTGGTGATACAACTTTTCAAAATACTTTTGGCGGTAAGTTTGTTTTTGGAACAAGCAGTACGGCGGCACAACAGTTTGCTATTGCTTCTACCGCATCAGCAGTCAATTACGTTCAGGTGACTGGTGCGGCTACTGCGGGTGATGCTTCTATTTCCGCTCAAGGTTCTGATTCAAACATATGGTTACGTTTAGACGGAAAAGGAAGTCGTGGCGTAGCTATTGGATATTTCACTCGTATTGGTAGAAGTTTTGCCAACTATTTTGAAGCAACTGGCAACAATGCAAGTTCATCCCCTATTCTTTCAGTAGGTGGCACTGACACCAACATAGACATAAACCTGACTACCAAGGGTACTGGTGTTGTTAATTTAAATACTGGCGCAGGAACGCAAGTAAGAATTATTGATAGCGGTGGTACTGCTGTAAACCGTATTCATTTACAAGGACAAGCCACTGGATTTTTACCTGTCATTGCTTCAAGAGGAAGCGATACAAACCTTGGAATGAGTTATTCAACGCAAGGCACTGGTGGGCATGATTTCTATACCGCTGGAACAAGTTTTACACAACAATTAAAAGTTGCCCACACAGCCTCTGCTGTTAACTATGTACAAGTAACGGGGGCGGCTACTGGTGGAACGCCTATTATTTCGGCTCAAGGTAGTGATACCAACACGGGTATGTTGTATTACTCAAAGGGATTTGGAAGTCATCAATTTCGCGGCTATAACGGGGCAAATATTTTTGGTCAATTTTTTGCAAACCAAGCAAGCCCAGTTA